TCCACACGGAGACCGCGGCCAGCATACACGGGGTCTCGGTGGAGGAAGCCGCCGACGACAAGTACCGATACCCGGTAAAGAGGTTGGGCTTTGGGGTGGTCTACGGGATCACCTCCCACGGCCTCTTTGACCAGATGGCCGCGGAGGGCTTGGCCGATTGGGACTTGGAGAGATGCGACGCCTTCATCAACGACTATTACCGCCTGTACCCGGAGGTCAAGACCTTCAGGGACGGGGCGGTGGACCACGCCCGGCAACACGGGTATGTCCAAGACATGTTCGGCAGGAAGAGGTGGGTGCCCGAGATGTCCTGCCCGGTGCAGTCCATACAGGCCGCCGGGGAAAGACAGGCGGGCAACGGCCCCATCCAGATGGGGGCACAGGGAGTCATCAAGCTTGCCATGGGACGCATCGTTGAAAAGCACGGGTGGCATTTCGTTCCGCCGTCACCGATCCCCAAGCCCGCCCCCGTCCAATGGGTGATGCAGATCCACGACGAGCTGATGTGGGAAATGGACAACGGTCTGGTGCACACCTTGGCCACCGAATATGCCCGCATCATGGAGAGCGTCGTCCAGATTGCCGTCCCGCTGGAGGTTCACGCGTCGTCGGGGCCGAATTGGGGAAATCTTGAAGACGTGCCGATCCTGCGCGATTGGTGAGACGATGACGGCGTTGACAGTGTGCCAAATCCCTGATATACTTAGGGTACGGTGGCATCCCCGCCACCAAAGCAGGAGGACCCATGTCTGAGGAAAGCAACCAATTAAAAACAGAAGCTTGGCGTGTGCTCGGTCCCGAGGTGCGCGACGAGTACATCGAGTGGCTGTCGAAATTCTGCAAGGACAAGTTCGACAGGGGCATGGAGGAGCACGGGGTCGTCTTCACGGAGCCCGATCCCCTGCGATCCGCCTTGGAGGAGGCCGCCGACCTGATATTCTACCTGTGGCTACATTTCAGGAGGATGGACGTGGAGGGGGAATTGGAGGACCTCGTTTCCAAGCTAAATGACGTCAACAACAAAATAGACAGGATTCAGAAGGAGCAAGAAGGATGACACCCACCAAACGCGGCCCGCATCCGCTAACCCAGCGTAGGGCGACTTTTTACGGAGACAAACGGGTCGGCACGGCCCATGTCGTCATGGGGGCACAGTTCGGTTCCGAGGGCAAGGGCGAGTTCGTGGCCTACTTGGCCCGCCGCCTCTACACCGAGGGAAGGCTCGGCGGCGTCGTGAGAGTGGGAGGCCCCAACGCGGGGCACACCATGACCACCCCGGGAGTGTTCCACACCATGGACCCGGACACCGATGGGGAATGGAAGATGCGCCAGATCCCGTGCGGGTGGCACATCCCCGACGCTCCCTTGTTCATCGGTCCCGGCTCCGTCATCAGCCCCGAGGTGTTGATACGCGAGCACAACAGCCTTCCCGTCAACGATCTCCAGGACAGATTGTTTATTGATGAACAGGTGCCCATCATTGACGACAGGCACCGGGCCGAGGAGGAGGGTCTGATCGCCATGGTGGGATCAACCGCCGAGGGAATAGGAGCGTGCCGGATAGACCACATTGGTCGCTCCCCCCACCTAAGCCTCATGAAACACCGGGACGACCTGCGGACGGGCTGGAAGGTGGTCGACACCCAAGCCATCATCAACAGGCTTTTGGACAACGGTCTGGACATCATCGTGGAGTCAACGCAGGGGTTCGGCCTCTCCGTGACCGCGTCCGGCCATTGGCCATTCTCCACCTCCCGGGACGTCACCCCGGGACAAATACTTTCGGACGCGGGCATATCCACCCGTGTGCCTCATTTGGTGTACGGAGTCCTGCGCACCTACCCGATCCGGGTGGCGGGCAACTCCGGGCCCCTTGAGAATGAAGTGGATTGGGAGTTCATAAAGACCCAGACGGAGGGGGTGGTGGATACCCCCCAGAGAACCACGGTAACAGGCAACGTACGCAGGATTGCGGAATTCGATCCTGAACTGGTGGAGCGCATGATTGGCATGTGCCGACCCGACTTTTTCTGTCTGACCCACGTGGACTATCTGGACAGCTCTATATCGAACGTGCAGTTCTCGGCGAGTGCCGACGTCCCACACCCCCTCCGGGCTTTTCTCGGTGCGTGGGGGACCTCCCGGCGAAACACCGGAGCCGACGTCAAGCTGAGGTTCCTGTCCACGGGCCCCGGGATATGGTCCGACCTCTACAACAAGAGGGTGCCATACGCTCCCGTGTCCAAGACCACGGCCCCCCTCTACCCAAATGATCGCAAAGAATGGAACATGTCCCTGTTGGGCCTGTAGGAGTGGTGAGATCGTGTATGTATACATGTTTGGTCCGATAGACAATGCGGCGGTGGACGAGGATATATCCGATTGGAGGAGGGCCGTGGGACATTCCCTCTCCAACCACGGCGCGGTGGTGTTCGATCCCCTTGGGGCTTTCCTGTGGTCCGACCCGGACGCGGTGGAGTCCCGGTACGGCCAGAACATCGTGGCGATAGACGAGTTCGCCCTACGCCGGGCCGACATGTTGGTCGGGGTGCTCACCCCCTCTTCCGTGGGCTCCTGTCGGGAGGTTCAGATGGCCTTGGATGCCCGCATCCCCGTTTTTGCCGCCCTGCATCGACCCAACCGCTCCCCCTTCCTGCACGACTCCAGGATAAACACATTTGACGAGATCACGGAGATGGTGGAAGCTTCCAAGCAATACATGACCGACAGGCGCGTCGGGTTGCCTTCGGGAGCCCCCCATCCGCCCCACCAGATCATGTTCCAAGCCCTCGATTCCGGGGCACCATGCTCACAACCGACTAGGGCCTTCTCCGGGGATGCCGGATTCGATCTCGCCGCATCCCGCGATGTCCGTGTGAAGCCCGGCATCCGATTGGACATGCTCACGAACCTCAGGATGGCCCTGCCCCCCGGCTTTTGGGGCCTCATAATGGGGAGGTCTTCCACTTTCAAGATCAGGGGCATTCAGGTGATACCCTCGGTCATAGATCACGGATACAGGGGCCCTCTCTACGTCCAACTGTGGAATCCCAGCAGGGAGGCCGTGGTGGACATAAAGGAAGGGGAACGGGTCGCGCAGGTGATACCGTTGCCTCTCTTCCACGGCGAATCTGTTGTGGGGGAAGTGGATCTGGGCACGGAGCGGGGGCTTCGCGGATTCGGCAGTACGGGCCTTGGCAACGGGGGCCTCCTTCTGTGAGTGCCGAACACATATCGGAGGAGCAGTTCGAGGCGTACGAAATCGTGAGGAGATCGGGCCTGACCAACATGTTCGACACCCACATGGTCGCCCGTCTTAGCATGCGCAAACTCAATTACAAGGAGGTGATTCGCATCATTTCAAACTACGGAAAGCTTCACGAGGCATACCCCAACGTGGTGTGTGGCGCGTGCAAAGGAGAAATACATGACTGATTGGGAGAGATGGAAGTATGCAATACCCGAGGACATGTCCCGGTACAGGATACCGTTCCTCGCTTGGGCTTCCGCCGAGCAGACCACCGGAAGGTATACCATGGTATGCCCCGTCTGCGACGCCGTGATGCCCGAATGGAACGGGGACGCCAGACACTGGACCAACATCGTCCCCAACTACGCGAACCTTGCCCCCGAGTTCCTTTGGCCCTGCCCTGTGTGCTCCGTGAGCCGCGGGTTGCCCGTGTGGGTGGGTTTCGTCTACGACGCCGACACCGACACCGGGGAATGTGTCTGGAGGGACGCGTATCGCCCCCGTTCTACCGCTTATGAGCCCTGTCTCCCGGCACCCGTTGCCTTTGGGGGCTCCCAATGAGCGAGAAGGATTGGAGTGCCACGTACCTGTTCGTTCAGTCCAAGCCCAAGGGCACCGCCCACGCCTTCGACGTTTCCGATCTGGAGGAGGTGGGGGGTCGATGGTACCCCACCACTAGGACCTTCTGCGGAAGGTATCTCCAGGAATTTTGGGCGCACATGTCCGACGTTGGCTGGGGGAAAGTGGACACCCTGATCGATCCGGATAAGGGCATCCGAGAAGGGGTGCCTTGTCAGGTGTGCCTAAATCATCCCCGATTCAGGAAATTGGCCGCCGAGGCTCTGGCTCACGCAATCAAGGACGGCGACCTACACAACGACAAATAAGCCGCTAGGGTAAATCCAGCCGTCCCCCCTACGTTAGTTAAGGACGTTTTCATAGGGACGCAAACCCGGCGAAATGGGGCCGGGGTGCCTCTAACCCCCGAGAATCCCTCGAACTTGTTGGATGATGTTCCAGAGGGTGCGGCTTTCCCGAGGCGGGAGGGCGATTAGGACCCCCTAGGACCCCCTCCCGCCTCTTTCTCCTCTCTCCGGGCCACGGAGACCCCCTCCTTGACACGTGGACCCATCTCGTGCTATCCTGATTTTTGGGTGTCCTCCCGGAATTGGACCCACCCCGAGTGTCCCGGGAGGATTCCCTCTACAGGAGGTGTGCGATGGCACGGGACGGCGAGACCCAAGAAAAGATGAACCGCGGCGTCATGGACAAGCGTTTGATCATGGCCACATTCTTGGTAGACTATGCGGACGGGCACAGCGTGACCTACTCCGCGACCCGCGCCGGGGTCAACAGGCGCACTGTTTGGAGATGGCGACAGGAAGATCCCACCTTTGACGAGGCCTTCCAAGACGCCAGAGAACAGGGCACCGACAAGTACGAGGAGAAGCTGTACGATCTGGCCATGCAGGGGAACGTTACCGCCATAACGTGGGGTCTCAGGATGCGGGGACGCTTTGGAGGTCCGCAGGTCATACAGGACCCCGATGGCCCGGTGGACGCCTCGGTGGAAGAACTGGCACAGAGAGCCCTCGATCACGGATATGTGGCGAGGGCGGATTGATACGGTTCGTGTCACATGCGATGTGCACTCAGGACTCAAATTTCCCGTGAATCGGTCACAATCCCAAGAGGTCGTAAGTCTCGCCCTCCAATCGTCCCCTTCCTTCTTTTTTGAAGAGATATTGGGGGAGCACCCATACCTCAAACAGATAGAGATAGTGGAGGCCCTAAAGGACCACTCTCGCGTGTCCGTTGTCGGTTGCAACTCAAGCGGTAAGGATTGGGCCGCGGGGAGGGCCCTCCTGTGGTGGCTTCACTCAAGACGCCCCTCCAAAGTGCTGGTGTATGGGCCGACCCACAGGCAGGTGAACGACATTGTGTTTAACGAGGTCCGATCCGCCTTTAGATCCTCTCGCCGCATAGACGGGTTTAGCCTGGACGGCAGGGTCTACGAGACCTCCCGCTTTGAGATAGACGAGAACACCTTTGGGTTGGGGTTCGCTACCAATGACGCCTTCAATCTGTTGGGTTTCCACAGCCCCCATCTTCTGGTCATAGTCACCGAGGCCCACGCGGTATCCTCCCGGGACATAGACGCTATACGCAGACTGAACCCGGAGGCCGTGCTGATGACGGGCAACCCTTTTGTCTCGTCCGGTCCCTTTTACGACTCCCACCATCAAGACAGGGCCAGATGGAAGACCATCAGCATCTCTGCACACGACACCCCGAATCTGCAGGGGGGAGACATCCCCGGCATGATCACGGAGGCCGATGTCGAGGCGCGTCAAGAGGAGTGGGGTGAGGACTCGGCCATGTACAGAGGATCTATCCTCGGCGAGTTTGTGGAAGAACTGGACGACACCATACTTCCCTTGTCTGCGATCCGCCGATCCGTGGCCCGGGAAGCGCAGAAGGACGGAGAGATCATTGTTGCCTGCGACGTGGCGAGGTTTGGCAAGGACAAGACTGTGGTGGTGCACAGGCAGGGAGACCACGCAGAAATAGTAAACAAGACACAGGGACGCGATCTGATGCAGACCGCCGGGTGGCTTGGTAGGTATTGCGACGACGTGGGGGCGGACCTTCTGGTGGTGGACGACACCGGGCTCGGCGGGGGAGTGGTGGACAGACTAAAAGAGATGCCGATGAGGGCTCACGTGGTGGGGTTCATAGCGGGTGCTAAAGCGGACAGGGATGATCGCTTTTCCAACCAGACGGCCGAAGCTTGGTGGAACATGCGGGATTGGGTTCTCAACACGGGCCGAGTGCCGGGTGATGACGAACTGATAGGACAATTGGCGTCCCGCCGATACACCATCCGGTCCGACAAGAAGATTGCCCTTGAAAGCAAGACGACCATGGACAAGTCACCGGACGAAGCCGACGCCTTGGCCATGACTTTCGCACAGAGGCCCGGAGTGGGCATATGGTAATTTGCTACTCTGTTCCGGTTGACGAGGACATCTCGGTCTGATTTCCTTTAAAAAAGTATGTGGGAGCCTAGGATGAAGTAATATGGCATTTTGGCCCTTTAATCGGAGCAAGGCATACACGGACTCAGACATCGCCGCATCGGTCCCTTTGGTGACGGACATATCCACCGTTCTGTATCCTGAGGACAATTATTCCAATTTCGCCAAGGAGGGATACGGCAGATCCGAATTGGTGCACGCCTGCATCCGGGAATTGGCGAGTGGGGTGGCGTCTGCTCGGTTCTTCGTCGGGGTGGAGGAAGAGAGTGGCGTGGTGGAGGTGGAGAACAGTCCGGCCGCTTATCTCCTGAATCATCCAAACCCCAATCAGGACTTCCCTTTTTTTATAGAGAATCTGATCACGCACCTCCAAGTCTCCGGCAACGCATACATACTGAAGGAAAGGGCCCGATCCAACGAGGTCTCGGCCATTTGGCTGTTGCGTCCTGATCGTGTCGCGGTACAGCCAGAGGATCGGGGTATCAACCATTACACCTACACCATAGACGGTAAGGAATACGTACTGCCTCCTGAGGATGTGGCACACCTTGCCCTTCCTAATCCGTCGGGGGACGTTTATGGATTGTCCCCTCTGCACGTTCTGTCCCGGACCATCAATCTGGACATGTCCATGACGGACTTCGCCAAGGTGTTCTTTCAGAATGCGGGGGTGCCATCCGGATTGCTCAAGGTCAAGCGGCGGCTCACAAGTCAAGAGGAAGCTTCCCGAATCCGGGCCCGATGGAGGTCCACATTCGGAGGAGTCAACAACGCCCACTCGGTGGCCATCTTGGACGAAGACGCCGAATATCAACAGATGTCGTCGGCACCCAAGGATATGGCCCTGACCGACCTCAGGAACATCACCGAAAGCCGGATATGCTCCGTCTTTGGAGTTCCTCCCATCCTTATCGGTGCCAATGTGGGGCTCCAGCGATCCACATTCTCCAACTACAGAGAGGCCCGGTTTTCCTTTCACTCTGAGACGTTGGAGCCCCTGATCAATCGAATAGCTAGATTCCTGGAATACTGCTTGGTGGACAATCCCGCCGAAAAGATAATGATCGATCTATCCGACATGCGTGGGTTCTTGGACGACAAGGATTCTATAGCCTCCCGCACCACACAGTTGTTCGGGTCCGGCATCATCACCTTGAACGAGGCCAGAGCCTTGGTAGGTCAGGACGCGGTGGACGGCGGAGAGGTACGGCGGGTTCCTTCCACGGTTGTCGAGACGTCATTCACCGGGGATTCGCCGTTGTCCATAGAAGAGGGACGCCCCACACAATCCCTGAAAGCCGCCCCTCTGGTTGCCTCCGGGGCCGTCAGGCTGAAGAGGTCCTTGCTGGAGAGCCGGGAGAGATTGACCGACAACGCCGAGGTTCGTATCCGGAAGTACCTCAAAAGGGTACAGAACAGGGCGGACGGGGTCCTTGGCAGACACATGGACAGAAACACAGAAGAGATCAAACAGTTTGACTTCGGTTGGGTCGATCTGGTGCCATCCGCCGAGGAAGGAGAACTTTCCAATTCACTTCTCCGCATATACACCGATGTGGTCAGAGACACTTTCGATAACGTCAACGAATCCAACATCGCCGGGTTCTTGGCCTTCAATGAGAAGTTGCCAGCGGTGCAACGCATACTAACCACGGCGGGAACACGCGCCAAGATGATACACAACACCACCAGCAAGGTGGTGCAGAACTCCGTCGAGACAGCCCTCCGCCGGGGATATTCCATAGAGCAACTGGCCCGGGGGGTGCCCGCGGAGAACTTCCCCGGAATACGGGCCACT